TACATCTGTTGTTCCAATGTCTTCCCACTCATCACTATCTGCAATTGTTGCTTGCGACCCTAATTTAATTACATTCGCTGTACTAACAGCAACAGCTGTACAAAGTTCAGTCGAAGTTGAACTTGTGCCAACGCTTAAAGTTGCTGAATTATCATACGCAGTTGTAACATACACATATACTTCTACAATTTGACTATTTGCAGGAATAACAATTCCTGAAGCAGCCGCAGTTGTAGATTGTGTAATTGCCGCAGACTGAGCCATTAATACAGAACCGACATTTTTAATGTCTGTTCCGACCGTAGTCCCAGTTGTATTATAAATATTCCCAGCCTTAATTGGACCGGAAAATGTAGTTGTGCCCATATTATCCTCCTAGTTTTTCTGAATGTAGTCTCTAGGCCGTCGACTATACTCGTCTACATTCTAAATTAATTGTATAGTAAACAAAATATATATGAAATTTGCGTTGAGCGCAAGGTATCCTTGTGTGAATGTGTGATTTTTGATAGCGCTTAAGTGGCTATCGAAACTTCAGGCTTGGCTTCTCTTACTTTAATCTCACGAGTGTCATCTTCAAATTCTCGAGCAATGATCTCTTTAACAATTTCCTGAATTTTTTTATCAATATATCCCATGTTCAAAGTATATTTACCTTCCTTCAGGTGCTCCTGTTGCCACTCTAGTTCCAAGTACTTCTTCGTAGTGTATAGGTCTTGAGTCATCATTAACCTCCTCGTAGGTTATGCGCTTAACTCGGGGATCTAACGTTTTTTCTCCGAGATACTCCCATTTTACACTCTTTTCTCCCAGTTTGTCAAGGATCGAATGTTCAATAGATGCAGCATTATCTTCTGCTAAAATTTCCATTTTACCATGATAGTTATAAGCCCAAATATTTACGAGGAATTTCTTCATTTTTACACCTTATACAAAAAAAGGGGCGGAATTGTGTTCCGCCCCTAATTATTTATTTATTATATATCTGATCCGAAGATACCTCTAGGGTCAGAGAATCCGAAAACGTATCTCTCTCTAGCTTTGTATCTTACATTACCAGTATCGAAGTCACCTTCCATTGAAGTTTTCAATGGAGCTCTATTAAAGTGCTTCAGTCCGTTTGGTACATCAGTTTTAATCCACCATTTAGACGTATCAGTTAGGTAGTGATTAACTACATAACCTTCCGGTATTGCGCCCATGTTATTGATCGCATTGATGTCATTATCCGCTGTACCTACTCTACCTTTAGACTTCATCAGTCTTTCAGCAGTAAATTGAAGCGCAGAAGGAATTACTAATTTCGTTCCTCTCGCTGCAATTTTAAGACCTCTTTCATCAGTCATAGCAGCAATGTCAATCAATGCTTGCTCTAATGATGTTTCATTTAAATCAGCTGCCGTAGACAACTCATTTTTAAAAGATCCTGCTAAAGTTGGGTGATCAGTTGCGCAAAGCGCTTTACCGTCACCGCCAAGGTAGGATGTACTGAACGCGTTATTTAAAACAGCCGCTGCTTTAACTTGTTTTGTATTAGCCATAGATCTTGCTAAAGCTTTTGTGTATCTGCTTGCAAGTCTATCGTACAAATTGTCCTCGATCGCTTCTTCAGTGATCGCGAACGCAAGTGCGATTGTTTCGTTTGTATAACGAGCTGTGAAAGTCTCTTGAGCGCTATCGTAAGATATGCCCTGACCTTCAGGTTTAACAGTTGCATTAGCGAAACCTGCTAACATTACTTCTTCTTCAAAAGCTCTGTCAGAGTTTTCAGTTTCGAAAATTTCAGCTGCTTCGTTTACGTATTGTTTATACTCAAGTCCAAATAGTGCATTTAGACCTGGCTCTAGTTCTTTAACTAGTTGTGCTCTTGATATTGCCATTTTCTATATACTCCTATTATTAGTAACTTAAGCTTTGGATCGAACCCGGTGCGAATTTAACAATGAAGTTAGCATTCGTCGCCGTGTTGTCCTTATTTAAAGGATCGTTAGCAACCCTTACAAGATTGAACATAGCTTGAGCTGATCCTGCTGCTGCAGAAGAGCCTATATCTAGTTTAACAATGGACTGACCTTTATATTCATCAGTTCCAGAGGTACCAGTTGCACCATTATTCATATTATAAGTTAACGTTCCAAGCATTACTGCGACAGCTGCTGATGCATCTGCCTTTACTACGTATTCTTGAAATGTCGCGTCATTAACGAAGCCAATACCATCAGATGATCCGGTGTTGTAGTCAGTACCAAAGGCTTGACTAGCTGCTACAAAATTCGCCCAAGTAGGTTTTGACGTAGTGCTATCTATATAGAAGCATCCGTTAAAAACTCCGCTTGCGGCTTGAATTGTAGAAGTGTTGTTAGCCCAAGAAGTACCACCAGCTACACCATCATCCATAGTAGACGCTGTCAGGTCTTGTAAGTATCCATTATCTCCGCCAGTACCTTGTTTTCCTACTGGATCGTTTTGATAAATACCTATACCTGGAGCGCTTTTGATTGGGTACTCAGATAAACCTTGAGGTGCCGGGGTACTCCCCAACATCGCAGTCGATCTAAGACCAAATCCACCTGTTTGGTTAGCCATAGTTATTGTCTCCTTATGTCCACCGAAGTGGACGGTTTATATTAAATCGTTGGTTTAGGAATTGCTAAAATTAGCTTTTCTTTGTACCACCGAAAGTTACACGAGTCTGCCTTTCTTGTGAGATTGGCATACTTGGATGCTGTTCCTTTAGAATATCGTGTTTGATAGCTTCGTCTTTAGCTTCATTTTGCTTGTCATAATACTCTTGACGAGCTTTTGCGATTTCTTCTGGTATCCTAGCCAGCACTAGGCCTCCTACTCCGATCATTCCTGCGTATTTGCCTTCCTTCATAACTGGATAATCTTCGTCAGGATATTCATCAGCTCTTACAAGCTCGTATCCTGATCTTATCATAGCTGCCATATTCTTTGTATCATCAAAGCCCATGACTTCTGCTCTTATCCATCTATGTCGGTAACCAGCCGGCGCATTTGGTGCATCGAGAGATGAGGGTGGAGTCCATACTACTTTTTTAGCTGTTTCAGCTTTAGTTTGACTCGCACGTGAGGGTTTTTTATCGTCTGTTTCCATATGCTTATACTCCTTCCGTGATTTTTAATTGTTTTGCATAATCTTCAAGTGGCACCCCTAATCTTTTAGCAATTGCTACCTGTGAGGGTGTGAGTTTGACAGTTTTTTTGCGTCCTGAGAAAGCTGAACGTTTCGCTGATGCTACATTCTGAGAAGGTTTTTCTCTTTCTGTAGAAGTTGCTTCTATCTTATCAAATTTATGAGGGAATTCAAGTCTTATTCTTTTATCCACCTCAGTATAATAATCACTTGATTTAGGATCATAACCTTCTTCTTCTACGAGCTTTTTATGTATATCAAAAGCCGTATAAGTCATGGCAGAATCGTTGCCAAACCAAGCGTTTTTGGTTGCCCAGTCTTCTGCTTTAGGATCAGGAGTAATCGGCGCCCTATATTGTTGAGGCGTAATTCTAACATCCTTTCCCTTAGGTTTTGAAGTTTCAGCTATTTTTAACGCGTTCAATCTTGCTCCATCCATTGTTAGACTAGCAATTTGCTCTTGCGCAGCTACTTGTCCTTCAACATCTTGAGATTCAATAGCAGTTTTTAAAGCCTGTTTAGCAGCTTTCATATTTGTTTTAACTCTGCTTTCAAATTCAGAAACGTAAGATTTATCTAATTTAGAAAATTTACTTTCTAAATCTTCTTTATCTTTTTTAACGGATTGGGCGTAAACAACAGCTTCTTCTTTTTGACGTTCTGCTTCACGCATTTTACGAGTTAGTTTAGCAATACGTTTTTGAACACCTTCACTATATTTTTCTAACTCTTCTTTTTTCTCTTCTTTTTTCTCTTCCTTGACTTCTCCACCTTCTTTTTTTTCTTCGGGTTGTGCTACTTCTTCAACCTCTATTTTCTCTTCCTTTTTTTCTTCAACGTCCTTAATAGGTTCGTTGTTTTCATCTAGTTTAATTTCAGCGCCTTCTTCTTCACCGACATCAATTAGATCATGTTTTTCTTTTTCTTCTGGCATAGTTCCTTTCCTATGTTAAATATGATGAAGAACAGCTTCAGGATCTTTAATGGTTCCTAAAACTTCGTCATCGTTTAGTAGTCGCACTTCCCCACCTTCTATTGGTAATCTTGAACCCGCATAGCGAGCAAAGATAACCCAATCTCCTTTTTTGCACCAGGGTCCTGATGTAAATTTCTTCTCCGCATAACACAAGGGTCCCATTTTTAAAACGTAACCACATGTTGTTGCAATTCTTGCTTTGTCTAAAGTTTCTTGTGAATAAATTAATCCCCCCTTACTTTTAGTAGGTGGAGTAAATGGTAAAACTAAAATTCTCCAACCACTTGGTTCCGGTAATTGATCAACCGTTTCTTTACCAATGTTGGTAGGATTTAAAGGTTCTTTTAAATTTTTTGATTCTTCTTTATACTTATCCTGTAAAGCAGATTTATGCTTCGGGATTTCTTTTGAGGTCGACGATGTTTCCGCCTGATTCATGTTGCTCCTTCGTTTTTAGCAGGTTAGAGATTTCCTGTAATGTTATTTGTATTGAATGTGCTTGTCCTAATAAATACTTATATTTTTCGTGATTGTCAACCCCTGTGCCGGCTAGCATCGCATCACCGACGGATTGTAAATTTTCTTTGAGTCTTTTTTGAATTTTATTAATTAAAACTAAATCTTCCATTAAATCATTCTCACTCTTCCACCATCTTTAAGGGAAGAATCCATTCCACCACCTAAAATTTTTCCCCAGTCGTCCACCTGAACATCTTCTAGTTTAATAGTGTCATCAATTAAACCTTTTTGTTTAAGCAGTTTCCAAAGTCTTGGAGGGTCCTTAATAATTTTTCCTAATTCTTGAAAAGCTTCTTTCCCTGCACCACTTCGAGCAACATCCGCAAAGAGTTTACGGATTGCTAACTTAACGACTGTACTAGCCATTTTTAGCCATCTTTTTAAAAGTTTTAGCTAAGTTATATCTTTTAGATCCTGGAGGACAAGTTTTGCTACCAAATTTTTTACCAGTGCAAACTCCTTTAGTTCCTCTTCGTTTAATAGATGCCGTTGCTTCTTGAATCCATTTGCCATCTTTCGCACTTACACGACCACCTTTCGCATAAAGCGATTGTCTAGTCTTCAGTGGAAAAGCTGCTCTAGAATTAAAAAATTCAGGCATGACTATCTATTGATCTGTCCAGATTTTTTAGCCGCGCTTCCCCATTTTCCATAAGATTCATCAGCCGAAGCTTTAAGTTGTGCTTTAGTTCTTGGCTTTTTGACTCTCATAGCAATGGATTCGTCTTTTCGATCTTTGTATCCCTGTTTCTTAACAGAACCAGCTTCCCCATAAGGGAATCGAACATTAGATCTTACTCCGTTTTGTCTCATAGTTTTTTCCTTTAAGTATAATACTTAGTTTTTTTGCGTCTGTCACCCATTACTTTACCACATCCCTTTGCGATTGCAACACGAACGGGTCCACCCTTTTTATAATTTTTTTCCCATCTTTGAGCAATTTCAGGATGATTAGCATGTAAATATTTTCTTTGTTTTTCTGATTTAAAAGGCATTATTTCTTCTTACCTCCGCCATTTCTCCAGATTTGAGTTCCCTTTATGCCAAAAATACTTCCGACTACTAAAATCCAAAGTGAAGTGAACCATGTTGGCAATGTTGAAAAATAC